TGGTCACCTGAATAATTCGTTGCTCGCTGTAAAAGGTCTGGATAAGGTTCAGCACTTTCTCCGCTAGGTACTGTCGCGCTTTACGCAGGTTATCTAACGGCACCTGAATCATTACCGCACCACGATTTTGTTTAGCTTGGATCGCGATACCTGAAACTTCAGCGCTGTCTGTGCCCAGCATCGAGTCAGTAACCCCCGATATAGTCTGGATGTTTGCAGCTGCTTTTGATGCGATCCTGTCTAACCCAGTGGGAATCGTATTAGGCGTAATCTTCATCGGCGGGGTAGTGCCGCGCGCATATTCAAGCACCAGACCCGTCTCAGCGCCGTGTTCCTCTAGATCATCGGCTGTCATACCAATGAGTGAGCCGCTCTCAACCATCCACCCACTATTAGCGGTGGTATTAACAATATGCAACTCTTGTGAAGCTATTTTGTTCAGCTGTTCCTGCGGAGATAAAAGGTTTCGAACAACTCCGAAAGGTTTGCCCCTACGGAAATAGCAAAAGAAAGGCACAATTGTGAAGTCGTTATAAGGTGACCAACCGTCATGTAACACAACTTTGTCACAAGTAACCGTCCAACGAACCTGTCGGATCATCTTGCTGATTAATGTAAGGTTATGCTGCTTGGCGAACTTCTTACATTTAGCCTCTTTCCACTCTTCTGGGCACTGTCGTTGGTCACCTGTATCAGGGTCAACGAAAAAATCAGCGCGTGAAACCTTCTTGTGCTGACGCTCGACAACACGGAGCGACTTTACGTTCCGATATTCGTCATCACCCGGTACTCCCGGCCCAAAATGGTCGTCGCCATTCTCAGTTCCACCAAAACGGGACTCATGATACTCCACAGAATCAGGGCCGAAGCTCATGCCGTTTTCCGCCACGAACAACAGCCTCTCTGCTGGCCTTTTCCCGTATAGCTCCTCGATCTCATCAAGTGTCATCCACTTGGTTTCGAAGACCTCGTTCCACGTCTTTGGATCTGCATCTTTCGCGTCTGGATCGATCAGAATGTCCAGCGGATCTTTGGCCGTGATTCGAACTTCGCCCTCAACGTGGTCGCTGAAGTCCATCCGCACATCGAAGAAGCCACGCCCATCCATGATCAAGCCATCTGAGAACACCTGCTGCTCAACCCAGTCGAGCTTGTTGTTATCTGCGATCTGCATGTACAGCTTAGTCAACGTGTTTGCGACTTCTTGGTCACCGCCACGGCGCGGCTTGAACTGAATATCTGCGCGACGTGTGGACTGCTCACCCAAGATGGTATTTACCGTGGGCAGAATCGTGTTAATAGTCAGGGCAGGACGGCCTTCTGCTTCTAGCGCAGATGCGTCGTCTGCGTCCCACTGCTCACCCTGGTAATAATCGTCACACTTCTGCGCCATACGGACATAATCAAGGTGCCCGTTATCCCGCGCGCGCTCGTATCGCGCCCACTGGGTGCGTGTGATCTCTTCTTCTTTGCCGGGGGAAATCTTTTTATCTTTCATGTTATGCGCTCATAGCTGATTTGGTACGGTCACTTTTCATCAGTGCCGGTAATCTGTCTCGCCAACTCGGCACATGCTCGATCTTCTCAATGAACGTGCTGAACTCAGTCATCATCAAACCAATCCAAGACAACGCATCCACTTGATCGTCATGCACACCGTTTGGAAACCTCAGTAGCTCTGCTACCAAAGGCCCAGTGAAGTTTTCTTCTTTCGGCAGGAACACCATCCCCTGCTGCATCCGGCCTTGGATCGCTCGCGCGCGAGCCTCTTTATCTCTACGTCCTGTTTTTAAATCTTTGAAGTACGCTTCGTACAGACCGCGCTCACGGACCCGCTTCTCTAGAAACGGCCCAAGGGCCATCTCAATATGTCCTTTCTCAATCCCGATAATGCTGGGCTTCCACATCTCATAGAGATCTAGAATCCGCTCAACGATCTCGAAGCCATCGAACCTGCCACGTACCATATCGACCACGTACAGCTGGTCCTGCTCATCAACACCTACAACGATGCCAACGGTGTAATCGTTTCTATCATTCTTACCAATTGCCAAGTCCCACGCGCAGTAGAACTTCATGCGGTCATGGTCGACGTCATCGCGGTTATAGTAATTCAGCATGTCTCGGGTGAAGTATTCACCGTCATCTGCAACAGGATTCTGCTGATACAGCGCCGACCAATCGCGTGGGCCAACGGCTTTTTCAATTCTGGCTAGAGCCGCCTCATCGTATCGCTCAGCATGGAGCGCTTCGCCCGTCTTTCGGAACTCTTCATCGACTTCGGCTCGTGCAGGGTAGTTAACAACCTCCCACTGCTCTCCGTTATCAGCGGCTGCTTTAAGAAGTCGCCCTGCAAGGTCGTCATCGTGCCAGCGAGTAAGAATGACAAGAACGCCGCCACCGGGGGCAAGCCGCGTGTACGCCGTCGAGGTGTACCAATCCCAAGTGCTTTCGCGTGCGTTTGAAGACTCAGCGTCATCGCGGTTCTTTACAGGGTCGTCAATAACAAGAATATGCGCGCCTTTACCCGTGATACCACCGCCGACACCCGCCGCCACATAACCGCCGCCCGTTGTTGTAAGCCAAGCTTCTGCACTCTGGCTTTGAGGATCGAGGCGCGTTTTGAAAGCTGACTTGTAACCTTCTTCACGCAGGAGTCCACGGACTTTACGGCTGAACGCCATCGCCAAGGAGCCTGAGTACGAGCACGAGATAAACTCATGCTCTGGATTTCTGCCCAAGTGCCAAGCCGGGAACGCCACGCTTGCGAGCGTGCTTTTACCGTGCCGAGGTGGCATGAAGAGCATAAGTCGTGGAGACTTTTTCTCAGCAACATCTCTACTAAATACCTCCAACCTCTTACAAATATCTTTGTGGACCCAACCCGCTTGGTAATCGTGGTTGAATCTTTCCACAAACGGCAGTAGCCGCTTGCGCGTTAGGAACCGCAGCGCAAGTTCAGCGCGCGCTTTATCTTCTACCGTCTCCTGCTCAGACGTTTCTGGATCACGGGCCGTGGGCAGCGGTCCTTGCTCCGCGATATCCGCTTTGCAGTACACGCACAGTCGGTCGAGGCCCGCGTAAAGCGTTTCAGGGTGCTGGTTTTTGCACCTTACGCACTCTATCTTGAGAGCTTCACTCACCTTTTTTTATGGGGGGGCGTGGTTGCGCCCTCAGTGCTTTTATATAGTTGAGTATTGCGTGGTCCTTGATCCAGTTACCCTTGGTTTTACGCTTCCCGAGCGGCAACAACTTACTCGGACGGCCCATAAATGGTGGAAAACTCGTCATTATGTCTTTCTGAAAGCGGTACTGGCTGATTGGGCGGGTAAGCACTTTCAATTTACCCACTCGGGGGGCGCCAAACGTCACAATTTGGTCAATTTTCTCCCCATCACCCGTTTCTCGCTGGATTAGTGCAGCCGTTATCAGCGCGCAGGCTCCTCCCAAGCTGTGTCCGGTCAAAGTTACGGACTCTAAGTCGTTATCGGCTATGTGATCGAGGACCACGTACCCCAAACGACGGCTCGCCTTTAAGAAACCAGCGGGACACAGTCCCAATTTGGGACTCCATAGCGGAAAAATCCGTAAATCACGCATAATATCTTGCGGCTGCTTCATGTTCGTTCCGGCAAAAGCAATTATCTTCTTGTCTTCCGAATACAGCACCTCAATTCCCGCCGTGACATGATCCCACTCCTTATAGACCAGCGCAGAAAGCCTCGCACAGTCTAGGTGACTACTCGGCATCAGGCTCTTCTACGGTTCTCATCTTCCTCGTGGCATTAATACAAAAAAGGTTCGAGCCTAACGCCGTTAAACAGTAGTCAACCTGGCCGGGTGCTCCTAACGCTATCGTCTTGGGGTCTGCTGGCAACGAACCACAGCCCGCCAGCACCAAAAGGACCGCCAGAGTCGCGCTTACTGATGCCTTCATCCTTAATCTCCTTTTGGTTCTAAATAGTCGATGTCTTTACCTGCGATCTTCAACAGGTCTTCGTCGGTCATGCGTTCAAGCTGCTTGGTGCCGTTAATATTGATATTTACTTGGGGCTGGTTCTCTGGTGCGCTCAAACCGTGCAGCTTGACCAACGAATCGGTGGTGTTCTTCATTTCTGTGGCGTTTGCAGAAGAGGTGAACGCTTCCATGTACATCATGTGCGCGTGCTTGTTGGTGAACTTCACCTCTTCACGCATCTCCTGCCGAAAATATTCAATAGCTTTCTGCACAGCCGGGACTTTCGCCGCTTGATAAGCGGTTGAGGGACTCGCGTACCCCGCTCCACGGCCCGCAGCCGCGACTGTCATCCCCGAAGAAACGAGCGAGACGAGTTTTTCTTGCTGCATAGTGAGTTCGCCGCGTGATATGCCCATGTATGGCATATGCGACTGGAATTCGGTGTGCTCACTGACAATGTCAGTGGACGATTGCTGCTCCGACGCTGGGAGGTTCTCCATAATAATCTAGGCTGTTGTCAAAATGCACAAAAATGGGGATGCCCTTAGTGGTTGCCTCGGATAATTCCAAAACATAGTTTTCCGCAGCCTCAATGTCACCGCCTGCGCCGATAATAATTTCAACGCATTTGTCGTAGTCATAACAAAGGACTTCTTCACCATTGGTCATCGCCGACCCAATGATTGCTCCGTCTAAGCCACCAATGGCTAAAAGTTGAATATCATCTACCACGGGTGAATATTAGTCTAGCTATTATTTAATCGCAAGAAAAATTATTAATAGTCTTGACCCACCAGTAAAACATATCTTCAGGTAAGTTACTTTTGAGCAGGTTAGCGCGATAGCAAACGAGTTGGGTGTTTTGCGGTGTATACCCGCGCGTACTGGCAATTCGATCAATGCTGACGTTGTACTCTTTATGACCGGACCCATCTTTATGGTGCGTGAGGAATACTCCGCTAATCGCGCATCGGCCCTCCTGCTCCTCCCATAGGGCTATCAGGTCATCGAGCGTGATTTTCCAATCGAGGTTTCTGGACTTTTTGTTATTTGATTTGCTCTGATTGAACAAGTTGTTCAGGAAACTACGGTACGTGTCCGATACCCGCGCTTCGGTTTGGCGTTTATCGCACGCGCGGCAAACATTGTAGCGCCTGACATCGTCAAATTCTTTGAGGGCCAGGGCACGCTGACAAAAATTGCATTCTCTCATGCGCGGATATTAGCATCGTATTATTTTTAGTAATAATTTTTCAGAAAAAAAATATTTGAATTTCACGTCTATATCCCTCATCGACTATCTCCTTGTTCCCAACAACACACACCCCAACCCCGGATCGCGGATCTGGAACCTTGTTTACGGTCATCGCCCAGGAACCTTGTCCGGAAACCCAACACCGCACTCCGCGTACCGCGTCTCGCGTCGGATCGCATCTTTGAAGCGGTTGAAT